TGGATGGCGGCGTAAGGCACGGCGGAGGTGAAGCGCACGCCGTTTTCCGTCACCTCGGCGCGGATGGAGCGTCGCATAGTGTTTGATACCTCCAATAGCGAGCCTTTACCGTAGTCGTGCGCGCGAGGTTTCCACTTTTCGGTGAAGAACGCCTTGCGCTCAAAGTTCTTGTCGAACTCCTCGGAGAGTTCGACGCGCATATCATTGAGGATGTCGCGTTTTATTTGTTGAGGGTCAATCATTTTTTTGTAAATTTGCGGCCTGTTACCAAAATAACAATGCCATGGAAAGAAGATTTACATACGAGCAGTTGCAGCGAGAGTACAATGAGGCTCAAGATAGAATGATGAGAGTATCATCAGATGTGCGTAAGTTTGTGTCAACTTTATCTGCCACAATGATGACACTACTTTTCCCGATTGGTTACGTGTTAAGACCTTCAGGGCTTTGTCGAATTGACTTGATAGCGGCCTCACTATTTTTGTGTGTGAGCCTTTTGTTGGGAGTATTATCGGCCCTGAAGGAGTGGGCAATGACGAGAGATATTCAAGTCCGCATAGCATCCTGCCTATATGAATACGATAGAGTGTTCGCGCAATTGTCTCCAGCGGCTCAGATACGTCGATTACGGGTAGGGAGTGAACGAGCGCATAGAGCCTTAACCATTTGCGCCGCAGTGAGCCTTGCTTTGGCGTTATTGTCACAACTGGTATTGTTGTGTCTAATACTCTTTTCCTGACTTTTTTCATAGAAACGCTTGTTAGTTGAAATAAAATTATTAACTTTGCGGCATAAAGGAATAGGTCATTATCCTAATAGGGGACGTGCAAGCCCCGCTGGATTTTGACTTATTCCTTTTTTATGTGGTATATCATTTCTGCCTTGTGCTTGAACACCTCGGTCTTTATTATCCAAGTTGTTCCGTTTATGTTAGCCTTGTAGATGTTATAGCCAGTTATGCCACGCCGTTTTTTATTCTCAATGTTTTTGATGTTTTCGGGTTTTGTCATATCCTTGCCCTCACCGAGGTGGCTGAATCGTTCAAAGCGGAACTCGTGAAGGTGGTCGGCCAATGTGAGCATAGTTTGCAGCTGCTCGAAGTCGAAGGTGTGTCGTATGGCGCGTTTCATGGCCTTTCGTGTCTGGTTGAGCTTTCCAGTCTGTAGATTTGGGCTTTCGCGTATTTCCTCTGTCGCTTGTTTGTCTGCGTGTCGCCTTGCTCCCTCGAAAACTGCCTGTTTCGCGTCTTGTGTGGCCTTATAGTAAGGATGTTTGGGCGGAAAGAGTTGGAGGGATTTTCCCGCGTTAAAACGGAAGATTTTGCGTTTTTCGCCCTCGGTGCAGTTGTCTCCTCGTGTCTTGGCGAGTTCGGGGTCAGATGTGGGGTATTTGCCCTTTCTGACCTGCACGGCTGTACACCTACAGTTCCATCCATTTGGCGGCAGATACTCCGCCCAGAAGGGGTCGGATGGTGGCAGCGTAGTGCCGTTGAGGATGGCGTGTTCCTCACGCACGCGGTTGTCGCCAGCGGTGCGGTATTGGAGGTCGTATCGGTCGCCGTCACGCTCGAAGTCCTGCCATTTCGCCGCCATGAGCGACGCTCCCACGGCGTGGTTGTATTCCGCATAGAGGTAGTTGTGGTTGTAGGTTGCGTTGATGCGCCGCACATCGCCCAAGAAGTCGCGGTAAGGCTTAATGTCGCCGCCATCGGTGGTGAGCGACAGCCCCACCTCACGGAGTGAGTGGTAAGTCTTGAAGCCCGAAAAGATGAATGCGTTGTTCTCAAGGGCGTGTCGGACGGTGTCAGGCACTTCGTGCGGCAGTGAGCCGCTGATGGCCGTATCGATGACGCGGAGGGTCTCGGCGATGAGCTTGCGCACTTTGGGGTCGGCGAACTGTGAGATGTTGAAACCTCCGCTGTCGTACACCAGCCCAGCCGCATCCTCAAAGGCGGCATCATCGAAAGAGAAAGGCGCATCATCGGCCAGCTGCATGGAGCAGCCGTAGAGAGCCTGCACCGCCTTGTTGAAGTCGGCGTAACGCGAGCGCAGCCCCACCGCCTTAGTGGGGCTTACCCGAAAAAACTGTCAGGCTGTGTCTTGGCCTCTCGCACACCAATAATCTGCACGTTGTATTTGTCGATGAAATACTGCGGGTCGATGTCGTAATACTCCAGCAGGATGCGCTCCATCTCCCTCTGCTCGGCGGGAGAGAAGGAGGCGGCATCGTCCCATTGGAACGACAGCCCTTTGAGCGGGAATCCGTGCCGCACCATGAGCGGCAGGAGTTTGTCGTTGATGATGTTGGCGAGCATCTTTGCGTCGGCCTTGATGACATCCTCGAATATCTCAAGGTGCGTCTCTGACTGTGAGAGCGACGAGCCGCTGTCGATGGTCATGGTCTGCATGAGCACGCCTTTGGAGATTTCGCTGTTGCAACGGTCAACGCGCTTGTCGTAAACGTTGTAAGCGTCGCCACGGCTGCTCTCTTTGATTTCGATGTCCGTGCCGTCGGGGAACAGCCCCCAAAAGGCCGCGCCCATTTCGTTGAGCGCGTTTTCTATCTTCCTGCGTTCCGCCTCGTCGGTGGTGTTGGTCTTGGCGATGCGCATGGGCGCGCCGAAGATTTCGCCGAACATATCCCAGAAGGCGAGCATATTCTTTTTGCTGATGCACTGGGGGGCGCATTTGAGGAGCAGCCCCAAGTCCTTGGGCTTTCCGACCTCGACGCACCAGAGGGCGAAGTCGCCGTCACGGTAGGACAGCCCTGTGCGCCAGTCGCCAGCGGGGTCGGGCGTGATGACACCATATTCGGGGCAGACGTGCTTTCGCGGCACGAGTTCGACCCCATCGAAGCGCATCCCGCTCTCATCGGACACGACATCGCCGAGCTGGATGAGCGAGTGTCCCCAGAAGCGGCTGTCGAGGGCGTAGTCGCAGAAGTCGGTGAACCACTGCCGTTGGAGGAGCGCGGTTGCTTCGGGCTTTTCCTTTCCGTCCTTCCCGACGATGCGGAAGTCCTTCTGCATGGTTTTCCCTTTTCGCTGTCCGATGCACCCAGTGAGGTGCAGGTCAACGAGGCAGTCGGTATAGATGTCATAGAGGCGTGCGCGGTTTGGCGTGTCGATGCTGATGGCCTGTTGGTGTGCCTGTCTCCAGTCGGCGATGTCCTTTTTTGTGAGGCTGTCGGTCTGCTGCATGAGTTGCGCCGTGAGCTTGATGCCCTTGCGTGACTTGGCAAAGCGTATGAGCCTGTCGGCGTTAGATTGCCGTGCGAACGCCTGTTTGATGTTGTCTAAGATATTCATAAAAAATAAGTTTTTATAGAATGGCGGCTGCGCTCGGCAAAGTCTGCAAGCAAGCTTGCGTCTTTGCTCTCACTGGCACGCCAATTCATTCCTTTACTCCGATACTCTTAGGCCGAGCGTTATTTCCTGACGGAAGCCGCCCGTGCCATATTTTATTACGTTCTTTTTGACTTGGTAAACGCCCATCTTCTTGCCATCAATCTTTATGCCGATGGCATCGAGCTTGTCGACAAGTTTGTAGCCAAAAGTGGTGAAGCTGCCCTTCAGCCCATCACGCTTGAGCCGTTTGACCTCCTGCTCCGCCCACGCTTTCAACTCGCTTTCAGTCTTGTTATAGGCGTGGATGGTGCGCTTCTCCCCGTCAGCGTCGCCCACCTCCACCTTTATTTTCTTGTTGTTTGGCATAAGGCTGACGGCCTTGACGCAAAGCCGCATATTCTCGGCCTTTTGCTGCTCCAATTGCTGGTCGCTGATGATATTCAGGCCAGTGGCGAACACTTGAGACGGTTTGCTGTCGCGCTCGAATATTACCCCGCAGTAAAGGACGGGCTTGCCGTCCTCATAGCGGAAGAAACTGCGGATACCGTTCTGCTGTAAGTGTCCGAGGAGAGCCGCCACCGTGTCGGCGGTTACTCGGTACTGCCCAAGATTTTGCTCGCCCATAACCTTTATGTCGTAGGTGAGGCCCTGGTCTTTAAGCAGCGTTTCGAGCGTGACGCTCTTGTAAGCCTTTTTCGTGGCCTCCATCTGCTTGAGCTTGAACATCTCATCCTCGCAGGTAATCACGATTGGCGTCTTGAAGCCCACATCGCGCACATAGCCCACAAAGGCGAGTTGCAGTCCATCATCGTAGCCAAGCCACACCTTCACGCCGTCGCCGCGCTTGACGGGTATCTCCGTCTCGCCGTCCCACTTTACCTTTTTCGGAATGGTGATTTTGCACTCGTCGGTCAGCTTCTCCGTGTCGCGTGTGATTTCCACCTCGGTGGCGAAAGTCAGTTCCCAGTGCTTGTCGCCAGTTATCTCTATTTTTGAGCAAAGCCGATACATCCTAATAGTCCGTGCTGTAGATGTTGTACTCCTCATCGCTTGTCGCGGAGATGGCCACGCTCTGGTAGTTGCTTGCCGTGTCCTGCGAGACGGAGAAGTCGTTGATGACGATGCGGTTGATGTCGAATATCTCAAGGAACTGGCTGTAAATGGATATGGCCGCCTTCTCGTCAAAGAACTTGCGCAGCTCTATCAGTCCGTCCGTGGGGTACTCATCCACTATCTGCCCATCACGCACGGCGGCCACCCCGACCACGATATTGACGCGGTAGTCGCCATCGTTGATGTATTCTTTCACCGTGCCGTCCATTCCCACCATTTGCGTGCTGACGATGTTTTTCTGTCGGCTGATGGCGCAGACGGCGTCGTTCATGACAAGCTCCTCGCCGCTGTCCTTTCGCAGTGTCAGTTCGCACAGCACGTATCTGTCCTCCCAATAGCTCTTGTCGGTTATGGGCGACGTGAGTTCCTTTGTCGTGAGGTTGCCGCCCCTTCCGTCCCACGATGGGCTTTGCCCCGTGCGAGACGGTTTGAAGCGATAGAGCAGCCCCTTTGCTTGGGTGGCCGCCCCCGCCGCCACGAACGCTATGCTGATGGGTGATTTCATGTTCCTGTTATTGCTTTACTTTTTCGTTTTCGTAATCGCCGCGTTTAGTGAGTGTAAGGCTTTGTGCAGCCCAAGAAGCGGCGCTTGCCTTGAGAGCCGCCCCGCCGTCTTGCGGAGTGGGCGACCATGAGGAGAATACCTTTTTGAGGGAGTTGATGTCATCCTCGATGGCGTTGAGCCTTGTTGTAAGGTCTTCGACTTTGACAAGCCCGCCGAGTGTGCCTCCGTTGAGGGAGATGCCGTCTTTGGAGAGGACGGCGCTTGTGTTGTCGGCGACCTTGACGGTCACGCCAGTCTCGTTAAAGGTGGCGGTGGCTTCCTGCTCACCCTTGACGGTGAGTTCCACGCTCTCGATTTCGTCGGTGAGCAGCACTACCCCCGCGTCGCCGTTGGCGATGAATCCGACAACAACATAGCTTCCGACTTTTGGGAATACGACAAGCCCCCATTGGCTGTTTTGGTTGGCCTGTAGGTTTACGGCGAGTAGGGGTGCGCTCTCGTCGATGGGCGAGCAGTCGATGGTGCGTGCGTCCTTGTCGACAGCGTCCACGGTGCATACGAGGCTGACGGTCTGCGTGCCGCTTTGTGCGAGTTGTCTGATAGCGTCTCTGATGTTGTCCATATAAGTGCTGGCTAAATGCCGATTAAACACCGTCAATAGTCGTATCTATTGGGCGGCATACATCCGTAGCGGACGGGGTTGTAAGCATCGGTGTCGCCGTCGGAGGAAACATAGGTGGGCAGGTCGGGCGAAGCCTTTGAGTTCTGAACATCGCGCAGCCACTTGACCGCGTCGTTGTAGAGGCATTCTCGCCGTTCATGCCCCATGTTTTGTGGAAGTCGGTGAATCATGAGCCAGAGGGTGATATTGACCATGCACTGTACGAGCATAGCGTTTCGTGCGCCACCCTCGGCCATGAACGCCCGCTCCATGTCGTAGCGGTGTCGGGTGTAGGAGGCTATTTGCTCCATCGCGGCACGCTCCGCCGTGAGGCGGTCGGCTTCGTTGGCGCAGAGCTGCTCAAACTCAAAATCGTCGCACACGCTTTTGTAGTCGTCAACGGTGAGGAACATCTGTATTCTCCTTTCTTTTTTGTGGCATAGCCGTGAAGATGGCTATTTTCGCGGCCTTTTCAGCCGTGAAGCCTTTAGTGAAGCGGTGTTGCCTGATTAAACGTTTGATGCCCTGCATGGATACCACGACAGGCTTTCCGTGGAAAACGATGACGAGGAACTTCTTTCCATAGAGGTCGGCGTGGCTTGTTGCCTTTCGCTTTGCTCGCGCCAGTCTCCAGTGGAAGAGCAGAGCCTGTAGATACTTGATGATTACCATAATATGTTCTTTGCGTTATTCCGTCTGCCGAAGGACGGCGTGAAACTGCTGATGCGTGAGTCGCGCTGTAGATACCAGATAGCCCCCTCGTCGGCATCGGGGGCATCGTCGTGTCCGCGCATGCCCTTCTCGAAGGCGAGCGTCTGTTCGATGCCCGCGAGCATATCGGGGTCGGCCTTCTCCGCCTCGTTGTAGGTTACGAAGCCCCGTTCCCAGAGCGGGCTTATGGCCTCGACGCGTTGGAACTTGTCGGGCTTCTTGCGCTTGTCGGCGGCAAGCGGCAGCTGGTAGCCTCGCAGGTCGCCCTCGGTCTTGAAGTCGTCGAGGATGGTGTCTTGCATGAAGTTGGCCTCCATGTACCAAAGGATGGCGATGTTTTGCGCCCTGCTCCACTCGTAGAGGTCGTAGAGCCACCGCACCATCTCGGCGACACTGCACTGTCTGACGAAGGCTTTGATATGCCAAAGTTGAGAGCCGAGCTTGCCCCATAGTTTGGCTGCCTTGTAGTCGTTTTTGGTGCTGCCCTTGAAAGAGGGGTCTATGTAAAGCACGAACTCGTTGAACTTGCGAAGCGGCGGCAGCTCGCCCCACTTAATCCAGTCGTTGCGGAAGACCGCCCCCTCGGTTATGGGGTTGTTCATATACTCCTTTTGGAAGGAGCGGTAGCCTTGGAACTTCTCGATGGCTTGTACCTCTTGCGGTGTCCATTTGGCCGCCCATGCCACGTTGCCGTTCTTGTCCCAAATATTGACCTGCGAGACGAACACGCCATCGGTGGCGCAGAAGTTGGCCAACACGCTGTTTTTTGCGATGAGGTTGCCGACCATGATGAAACGCCCGCGCCCACCGTCGAGCGCACCGAAGAGAGCCTCCTTGAGCCAGTTGGTCAGTCGTGAGACCCGTGCTGGGCTTTCGCAGAGTTCGTCGTCGTCGAGGTCGTCGATGACGATGTAGTCAGGCCGATGCGAGCGGTAACGAAGTCCACGTGGGGACTGTCCGCGCCCACGTGCGAAGAAGGCCGTGCCGTCTTTTGTGACGAACTCCCCCTCCTCCCACGAGCCATTGTTGTACTGTTCGCCGAAGTCGTGGATGTAGCGTTGGTTGTATTGCAGCTCCGCCTGAATGTCGGCGAGGAGCGTGTTGGCGTTTTCCTCGCTCTTGCCGACCAGCACCATGACATTTATCTCCCTTTTCTCCTGGCATTTGAGCCATAGAGGTATGAAGATGTCGAGGTGTGTGGACTTGGCCGCGCCGCGATGCCATTTGAAAGCCGCTTTGAGGTTGCGTTCGCGCAGCACCTTGTTGGCGGCCTTGATGTGGAAGGGGGCGCAAGGCGTGTTTCTCCCAGTAAGGGGGTTGAGCGTATAGTGCGGGAAGTAATAATCAACGAAGGCGGCATAGTCGGAGCGGACTCGCCTGATGCGTGCGAGCCTGACTTTGGCCGATTCCGCCTTGTTGACGGGTGTGGACTGCTGGATGGTCTCGCAGAGTTTCTTCCACCGCTCGACGGCTTCCCTTACTTCCGATTTTGATGCCATGTGCCGTTATGGATTGAATTTGCTTTGCAGTTGCTCGTTGATATAAAGGTCAAGATACTTGTTGATGGTCTTGAGGAGTTCGGGTGTGATGTCGTCGTCGAAAGTCATGCGGAACTGCATCCACTTGCTGAAGGCCATGAACACCTCAATGGTGTCAACGATGGAAGCCTTTTTGTCGAGCCTTTCGATGGTGGTGGATAGCTTGGCGAGTTTGTCGCCCAGTCCCGCCATCTTTTCGGGGTCGTCGCTCTCGTTGACCTGTTCGATGAGTCGGTCTATGGTACGCAGCAGCTTATTGACAAGTTCGGGTCGCGTGATGTTGGCTGCGGCTCGTGCGGTCTGCCAGCCCCCGTCGGCGACCCATTTGCTGATGGTGACGGTTGAGATGCCGACCCTTTCAGCGATTACCTTTTGCGATTCGCCCTGCATGAAGAGCAGTCTCGCATACTCCTTTTTCTCTTCGAGTTGTTTCTTTGTTGCCATTCATAATTATATGAAGTTGTAAGTCGTTTTAATGATGCAAAGTTGGTCTGTTTCAGTGAAAGCAGAAAAAAGATATGCAAAGTTTTACACTCTTTTTTGCCATCTTGTGGAAAGCACGGAAATTTGCGATACAAAACAACATCGCGGGGTGGAGCAGCGGTAGCTTGCGAGGTTCATTCCCTTGAGGTCGTCGGTTCGATTCCGACCCCCGCAACAAATGGAATGTTAGTTTTTTAGGTTTAGTAGTTTTAGGTAAATAAGATTTGTTGTTTGGTGGCCGTCAGCCCCACCGAGAGACTGACGGCCACATTTGACAAAGCCAAAACAAAGGAATGAAAGAAGAGATTATAAGCACGAGCGGCGTGAACTGCTACGGCAGCCGCATATTGACGGAGGGCATCGACCTAAAGCAGTTTGAGAAGAACCCGCTGCTGCTGTGGATGCACCGTTGCAGTTTTGAGGGCGACGCTATGCCGATAGGTCGTGTGGAGAACCTGCGCATAGACGGCGACAAGCTGATAGGCACACCAGTGTTTGACCAGAACGACGAGTTCGCCAAGAAGATAGAGAACAAGTGGGAGAACGGCTTCCTCCGCATGGCCTCGGCTGGCATAGAGATACTGGAGGTGAGCGATGCCCCCGAACACTTGGCGCAGGGTCAGACCCGCGCCACGGTGACGCGCTGCCGTTTGGAGGAGGTGAGCATTGTGGACATAGGCGGCAATGACGAAGCCCTGCAACTCTACGACACGAGCGGCAAGACGCTGCGCTTGGCAGCTGGAGAAGCCAACGACACGCTGCCGCTGCTGGAGCTTGAGAAAGAAACGCAATCGGGAACTGCCCCCGAAGGCACAACAGAAAACAATAAAACAGAAACGACAATGAACAAAGAAATCTTGCAGCTGCTCGGCTTGGGCGAGGAAGCCACCGAACAGGACGCATTGGGCGCGTTGCGCCTGTTGAAGGAGAGAGCGGACAAGGCGGAGAGCCTGACGCTGGCGAGCATCACCGCCATTGTGGACGGGGCTGTGTCGGAGAAGCGCATCACCGCCGACAAGAAGGAACATTTTATCAAACTCGGCAAGAGTGCGGGCGTGGAGAGCCTGCGCGAGACGCTGGCCTTGATGCAGCCGAGCAAGAAGCCGATGGACATCGTCCACCAGCAGGGCAGCCCCGTGCATGGCGAGCCAAAGACCTTTGCCAAGCTCTCGGAAGTTCCGAGCGAGCAGATGGAGAAGTTGCGCAACGAGAACCCCTCAGAATACATGCGCCTCTACAAGGCCGAATATGGCGTGGAGGCAGAAATTTAAGAACCAAACGAAAAGGAAGAATGACAATGAAACTTTTTAAGGCAATGTTTATGGCTGTTATGGCCTTTGTGATGACCGTGTCCTTCAACGGCGCGGTCGGTGCTACGCTGGCCTACGCCGTGGGCTGCTCCCCGTTGTCGGGCGCGGCAGTTGGCAACGTCGTGGGAATGTTGACGGGCTTTGCCCTGCCTTGTGGCGGTCTGTGCGCCACGGTGTTCACGGAGGTGTGGACGGGCGAGATGATTAAGGCGTTCCGCACGGCAGCCGAGAGCCTCGGCTGGTATGACCGCATCAAGAGCTACGACCAGTATGTGAACAACGATGTCATCCATTTCACGGAGCTTGGCGGCGACCCCAAAGTGCTTGTGAACAACAGCACCTATCCGCTTGCCATCACCGCGTTGGAGGACGCGGACAAGCCTGTGTCGCTTGACAAGTTCGACACGGAGGCCACGCCAGTGACCGATGACGAGCTTCACGCTTGCAGCTACGACAAGATGTCGAGCGTGCTGGAGCGTCACCGCGAGGCGTTGAAGGAGAAGTGCATGCAGAAGGCCATCCATGCGATAGCCCCAGCGGAGAATGCCGACACCGCCCCCGTGATAGTGACCACAGGCGCGTCGGACGGCACTCGCAAGAAGATGACCTTTGCGGACATACTGACGGCGAAGCGCAAGTTTGACAAGATGGGCATCCCGAAGAAAGACCGCATCCTCGTGCTGTGCAGCGACCATGTGAACGACCTTCTTGAGACGGAGCAGAAGTTCAAGGAACACTACAACATCAACCAGACGGACGGCAAGATATGCCGCATGTACGGATTTGACATCTACGAGTATGACGGCACGCCCTATTACACAATTTCGACGAAGAAGAAGTTGGCGTGGGGCGCGTCGAGTGGCGCGAGCGACAGCCAGTCGAGCGTGGCGTTCTATGCTGGAAGGATGATGAAGGCCAACGGTTCGGTGCAGTTCTACCACAGCGAGGCGAAGAGCGACCCTCTGTATCACCGCAACCTTGTGAACTTCCGCAAGTGGGGCATCTGCCTGCCACTGACGGACAAGAACTGCACGGCGGCCATCATCAGCGCGGCAGCCTAACAAAGAGCAATGAGCAAGCAGAAGCAGAAATACCTCGTCATCCATTGCACGGCGACCCCTGAGGGGCGCGAGGTGAGTGCGGCGGACATCAAACGCTGGCACACCTCGCCTCCCCCAACGGGCAGGGGCTGGAAGCAGGTGGGCTACACCGACCTTATACACCTTGACGGCAGTGTGGAACGCTTGGTGGCGAACAACGGTGACGAGTGGGTTGACCCGTGGGAGATAACGAACGGCGTGGCAGGAAAGAACAGCGTGAGCCGCCACATAGTCTATGCTGGCGGCTGCGCCAAAGACGGCAAGACCCCGAAAGACACGCGGACGGCTGCGCAGAAAGCGGCGTTGTTGAAATACGTGGAGTCGTTTCACGCGAAGCATCCCACGGTGTCGATAGTAGGTCACAACGAGTTGGCGGCGAAAGCGTGTCCCTCGTTTGACGTGCAGAAATGGCTTGCCGAGGTAGGAATAAAACAATAGAGAACTATGCTGAATGACCGAGATAATCCTTGCAGTGGTGGCTGCCGTGGCCGCGCCCCTGTCCGCATGGCTGTCTGCGCGTTTGCTGCGCACGAAATACATGGCGGAGCTGGAGAAGATGCGGGCGGAGGTGGAGCAGATGCAGAGCGACGTCCGCTCGCGTGAGCTTGACAACGACCGCAAGGCGATACAGATGACGATGGAGCTGGTGGTCGAGCCGCTGCGCAAGGAGATGAAGTCGTTGCAGCGCAAAGTGGACAACCTGACAAATGCGATTGAACAGATACACAAATGCCCTTATGCTGACGAGTGCCCTGTTGCTTATGAGTTGCAGCGCACAGAAAAGGCTGGCAAAGAACGCCTCGACAGCGATGGCGGAGAGCAGCCTTCAGCACCATGTTGACAGCGTGGTGAGTGCGGAGGTACATTCGGAGTTGGAACGTCTGCGCGAGACGGGGTTTGAAAGCAGCACCGACGTGGTGGTATATGACACCGAGCGTGCGGACAGCGTGGGCAACGCCCCTGTAAAGGCGGTGCTGACGCGGCGGTCTCGGCGGAGCGAGCGCAGCGAGGAGCGTGAGGCGCAGACCCAGTGCGTCACGGCGAGCAAGCAGAGCGAGAGCGATGGCAAGTCCACGGCCAAGAGCGAAGAGCGCAGCGTGGTGGAACGCCCGCAGCGCAGTAAGGCCACGATTGCGTGGTGGTCGGTGGCGGTGGCTGCGATGCTTGTGGTGGCTGGCTACATAGTGTATAAAAGAAAAACAAAATAACGTAAGAGCGATATGGAAAACGAGGAGACAACGGCGAAAGTGGAAACGGCGGCAGCCGCCCCGAAAGCCAAGAAAAGTGCGAGGAAGAGCGCACAGAGCGGTGAGACCGTCCTTCAGAAAGTGGGCAAGGCGGCGATGGCACGCCACGGTTTCAGCGCGGTGTGGGTGACGAGCGACGGCCAGGCGTTTGCGCAGGAGTGCGACGCGAAGAGCCACGCTTCGGATTTGAAGAATAACGACATCATAAAAGTGACGAAACAATGAACAGTCTGACGATAGAAAGGCAGAACGGCAACGTGGCGAAGAGCGTGTCGGGGGAAGACCATATTTCGGGCTTCATCTGCTATATGACGGAGGCCGAGATACCCACGGGCTTCAAGACCGACCACATACAGGCCGTGTCGACGATAGACAAGGCTGAGGAACTCGGCATCACGGAAGACGCCGCCAGCTGGAGCGTGCAGGCTCTGCACTACCATCTGTCGGAGATATTCCGCGTGAACGCGAGCATATCGCTGTATGTGGGCATCTTCACGAAGCCTACGAGTTACACTTTCTCGGAGGTGAAGACGGTGCAGAACTACGCGAGCGGCAGCATTCGGCAGATGGCCGTGTGGTGTGGCGACAGGACGTTGAGCGGCGATGACATCACGGCATTGGAGGGCATGGCCGATGCTTTGGACGAGGAGAACGCTCCCCTGTCCGTACTGTACGCGCCGAAAGTGTCGGGAGTGAAGAACCTAAGCACCTCGCTTGCGGCCTCTGGTCAGAGCCGTGTGAGCGTGGTGATAGCGCAGGCTGGCAGCGGCACGGGTGCGGAGTTATATACGGCCACGGCGAACAAGAGCCTGAAGAGCAGCGTGTCGGCCATCGGCGTGGTGCTTGGCTTGCTTTCGTCGGCAAAGGTGCATCAGAGCATCGGCTGGGTGAAGAACTTCCCGACAGGCGTGAGCGTGCCAGCCTTCAGCGACGGCACATTGTACCGCGACCTTGACAAAGCCCTTGTGGAGCAGCTTGACAAAGGCCGCTACATCTTCTTCGTGACGCAGGTGGGTCAGGCAGGGAGCTACGTGAACGACAGCCACACGATGGACTTGGCGACGAGCGACTACGCCATGATAGAGAGCGTGCGGACGATGGACAAGGCCGTGAGGGGCATCCGCACCTACTTGATACCCGAACTTGGCGGCAACATCTATGTTGACGCTGAGACGGGCAAGATGGAGAGCTACAGCGTGAGCCACCTTGAGACGACGGCGAACAAAGCCCTTGAGGACATGGAGAAGGCTGGCGAGCTGAGCGGCTACAAGGTTGGGATAGACGCGGAGCAGGACGTCCTCAGCACGAGCGAGGTGGAGATAGTCATCAAGCAGGTGGCTGTGGGCGTGGTGCGCAGGATAAAGATAAAAATCGGATACGCTAAATCAGTATAAGAATGTCAAGTGTAATCAATAACGGCATCCCATTGGTAAATGGCATGCTGTACAGTTGGGCGGACATCGTGTTGGCGATAAGCGGCGTGCCAGTGACAGGCATCACGGCGATAGAGTATGGCGACAGCCAAGATGTGGTGAACAAATACGGTGCTGGCAGACATCCAGTGGGTCGTGCGAAAGGCCGCATCACGCCCTCGGCCAAAATCACCCTCTACCAAGAGGAGGTGGAGGCGATACAGGCGCAGAGCGCGAACGGTCGCATACAGGACATCGCCCCGTTTGACATCACGGTGAGCTACCTGCCCGACAGCGGGATAGTGAAGACGGACAAGATAAGGAACTGCCAGTTCAGCGCGAACAGCCGCAAATGGAAAGAGGGCGACACTGGGCAGGAGGTGGAACTGGAACTTGTGCCGAGCCACATAGAGTGGGCGCAGTAAAAAATCGTTAGAACGGCGGTTAAATAGCGGTTAAACAATAAAAACGAAACAATATGGAAAACGAAGAGACAAAAGCGCAGCCCCAAGGCACGACCTACGACGGCGGCGTGACCGAGGCACAGGTGACGAAATGGAAGGCCGTGCATAAGAAAGTGTACCGCATCGATGTGGTGGACGGCGACGACCTGCACGTTGGC